ATCAATATATACAATCGCTTTCTTATTATAGAAAGTAACTGGTATATATTTTTTTTCATTTGAAATGATTATAACTCCTAACTTTTCAAGTTTAGAAAGTTCTCGTTTTAATGTTGATTCACTAATATTAAAAAAATCAGCAATTTGTCTTTTAGATTGGAAACAATACTTTCCATTTAGTTGAAATCTCTTCAAATATGAAATGATTGCAGATTGAGTTATTGTATAACCTTGCTTCAATAATTTTTCTTCTATGTTAATATATTTTTCTTTCATAATAATACTTAATAATGGTTTTAATAATAATAATTAATAATGGTTTTAATAATGAGTAATTAATAGTGGTTATTGAGTTGGTTCATATTGACCTAACTACTTGGTTCATATTGGACTTACTATAGTTCATTTTGATCTAACTACTTGGTTCATATTTTTACCAAATCTATTGTATAATATACCACCTAATTTATTCATCGCTTCATTAAAATCATCATATTGTAATATTGCAATCTCAATACCTTCAACGACATTATTATAACCATACTCATTTACATAAGTTTTTAATTTCAATCTTGCCTTATTGTTTAATTTTAAATTTTCACACCAAAAACTTTCAAAGTAAGTTGCAAGACCAGAACCATCTAATGCAATAATCAGATTATCAATCAAATTTCCCACATATGGTTTAGATTCTTCAATCATTAAAATAATTTCAACAAGATCCTCTTTTGTTAATTGTAATAATTTTTGTTTTTTCATATCTAATAAATAGTATAATTTTATGAAAAAATCAACTAATAATGAAAATAGTTTGTTTTTTATCAAAGAACTATATATTTATATTATATGAACAAAACAATTTTAGAGTTTATATTGGCGGCAATTATTGATAGAAATAACGACCAATCACTTGGTGAAGAAATTAGATCACTACAAGAAACAATTTTAACAATCATAAAACAGGAACAAAATTTGATTTTAGAGAGTATTCACGATTTAATAATAGAATACCCCAACGATATTGAATTAGGGTCTGAAATCAGACGTATGTCCCATTTAATACTAATAGCGTTATATGTTGAAGAAGACATTAGTGGAGATTGCGACACCGAGTAGTGTATACTATGAGATAATACAAAATATTATCACACCAAACTTCCACTTAATCCCTGAACTTATCAGTGAGTTATCAATTGGGTTTTTAGAAAATGAGGAAAAAGTTAATAAGGTAATTAAAGATGGATGGTTTAAATACTACTTCATCAGATCCTGTGTTAATCAAATTAAATCTTCAACGAGTGGATTCCACAAGAATACTAGAATAAAAGATTTTCAATACATAGAAAATATTGAAGTGATTGACGAATCAGATATAGAAACCAAACAAACAAAAGAAGAAAAATACCTCATCATAGATAAAATCTATACAACAATACCCAAAACATACTTCCAAGAATACCTATGGCATGAATACTACACCAAAGGTAAGACACATAGACAGATTGGAAGAGAAAATAACATTTCACATTGTCTTAGTTTCCACGAAATAAAGAAAATAAAAGACCAAATAATTAAAAATATTCCAAAAACCATTTGATAAAACGGATATTATCTATTATATTTGTAGTATAAACAATAAAAAAGTAGAAAATATGTGTAATTTAGTAGACGCTCTAATGGAGCAACAATGTCAAGATCCTGAGTACATCGCTTGGGTAGAACAAAAGAATCAAGAACTTAATGATCAGTGGAATCAGTATAAAGAAAGTATGGAGTATGCATACGACGTTATCTGTTCCAAGATGGATGAGGAGTATCAAATGATGAAAGAAGCGGCTGAGACCGATTATGAGTATTGTATGTAATTATGACTATATTAGAAAAATGTGAAATACTAAAAAGAAAGGGATATACATATGATCCTGAAACCGGTAACATATATGGAATGTATCGTAAACTAATTCAAAGAAAGATGACTAATGGATACATTCAAATAAATGGTAGAGGTCATTTTGGGGGACATTTACTTGGACATCACTTCGCTTGGTATATGTCATATGGTAATGATGATTTTATAATGTTAGATCATATCAATCGTATAAAAAATGATAATCGTATATCTAATTTAAGAAAGGTTACCTGTCAAGAAAATTCATATAATAAAGATTGTAAGGGTTATTTTTGGAGTAAGCACTTAAATAAATTTAAAGCACAATTAAGAGTAGACAAAAAATACAAATACTTGGGTTGTTTCACAAATGAAGAAGACGCAAGACAAGCATATTTGAAAGGAAAAGAAAAATATCATATTATTAATAATTAAAAAAAAGAAAAAGAAAAATGCCACAGACACCATTACAAAATCCAAAAAAACAACCACAAAGTACATCACGCCAAATAGCAACACAGAGTTCACTGAAAACCGTGTTGGAATGGAGTAATAGTTGTAATCGTTGTTTAACGTTAAAAGAGTTAGTATCCATCACAAATGTCGTTGTAGATTATGTAGAAAATGGATATTCCAAAGAAATAGGTCAGAGATTAGAAACAATCCAAACTTACTTGGAAGATAACGAATAATATTTACTGATTAAGAAGTATATTTATAATTAAAGGAGTATACAGAGAGGGGGTACTATTGTTTAGTTTATATTTTTTTTATCTACTCCCCCTCTCTTCTTTATTGTTTGTTGTAGGTTTATAATTGTGGGTAGTAAGTAATTTTTGTGATCATTGTAATTACCTACCCACACCCTTCACAACAAATCAAATAGTTATATATTTAATTAAAAAAGAATATATGATAACACAACAATTTTATGATCATTGTAATTATCTTGCAACACTACATAGAATGTCAAAATCACACGCTTTAGATATGGAAAATGTGATTAGAGAGAAGATTGATCCCAAGTATAATGTATGTACTAAATGTTCAGCTCAAATGAAGCACGGACAAAGTATGATATTAAATTGGTTGGAAACTCAAGAGATAATTGAAGATGTAATTAGTACAATAGAACCATTATTAGAAGAACCATTATTTGAGATGGTAACACCTGAAATAGATGTTGATGAAGTAGAAGCTGAAAAGGTTGGATGTACCAAATGTTCTAAACGAAGAAAAACAAAATCATTATGATTTGGAGATTATTTAGACCAAGACCAATAGTAAAAGTATTACTTCCTGTTCCTGCTTCAATAACTGATAAAGAACATAAAATGATTCTGACTGATTTGGAAGAAAGAGTGGGTAAGGAGTATATTGTAATGTTGATCGCTTCACCAGAGTCGTCAGAAATAAAAATTGAAATAGTCAAATAATGAGTTTATCTGCAAAACACAAAGCATTCTGTGATGAGTATTTAAGCAATGGTCTTAACGCTACTCAAGCATACAAATCCGTCTATGGAGTAAGTGATTCTGTAGCAGGTCCTAGTGGGGATAGGTTGCTCAAAAATGCTAAAATAAAAGTTGTAATAGAACAGGAACAAAATAAGACCTCAGAGAAGTTAGAAATAACCCGTGAGTTTCTAATTAAAGAGTACTTGGAATTGATTGAATCAGCAAAAACAGATGAAAACTTTATTGACAGGGGGAATTGGAATAAGTCATTGGCTCAACTTGCTAAGTTATTGGGATTGGATGCCCCAATAAAACAACAAACAGAGATAACTATTACAGAACAACCATTATTCTTAGATGACGAAGGAGAAGAATAAGTTCATATACACTACGGCATTAAGGAAGATTAGAAAAATGAAGTCCCGTATTAAAATAATACAAGGGGGAACTTCAGCATCAAAGACATTTTCAATCCTTGCCACCCTAATTGATAAGGCAATCAAAACCCCCAACCTTGAGATCTCTATTGTATCAGAAACAATACCGCATCTTAGAAGAGGTTGTCTAAAAGATTTCCTATCTATAATGAAAAACACTAATAGGTATATCCCCAACAATTATAATAAGACCCTATTAAAATACACATTTACAAATGGATCATATATAGAGTTTTTTAGTTGTGATTCAGAAGAACGACTAAGGGGAGCAAGAAGAAATATCTTATATATGAATGAGGCAAACAATATAAACTATGATGCCTACCTTCAATTAGAAATGAGAACCGATCAGGACATCTATATTGACTTTAACCCAACCTCATCATTTTGGGTTCATACAGAAGTTCTAACACAACCAAATTCAGAATTACTTATCCTTACATACAAAGACAATGAAGCGTTATCAGAAGAGATTATTACCTCATTAGAAATGAATAGGGATAAAGGTAAGACATCATCATATTGGGAGAATTGGTGGAAAGTATATGGGTTAGGTGAAATTGGATCAGTTGAAGGAACAATATACAAGGACTATGAAGTAATTGATAAGATACCTGAAGAAGCAAGATTGTTATGTTGGGGATTAGATTTTGGTTTTAGTTCAGATCCAGCAGCATTGATTGGGATCTATAAGTATAATAATGATTTAATTATTGATGAGGTTGTATATCAGACGGGAGTTCTTAATAGTGAACTATCAAATTTGATGAAACAGAATGGTGTCACTGGTGAGATCTTCTCTGACTCAGCTGAACCTAAGTCCATTGCTGAACTAAAACGATATGGACATCAAGTTAAACCCGTTGAGAAAGGTAAGGATAGTGTTAAGTTTGGTATTCAATTAGTTCAAGAGTATAAATTACTTATTACACGACGATCAACTAATGTCCTTGAAGAACTATCCAAGTATATGTATAAGAAGAATAGAAATGGAGGATATGACCCTGAACCCATTGATATGTACAATCACGCCATGGATGCGATGAGGTATGGAATAATGATGAAATTGGGTAAAAGAAAAGAAGGTGGCAATAAACCATTCGTAGGATTTATGAATGTATAAAAACATTTCCCTAGTGGAGATATTTATTTTTAATATAAAGAATTATGATACAGATTAACGTTGAAGTAGATGAAGAATTACAAGAATACCAATTTCCAACAGATTGGTCAGAGGTAACGATACAACAATTTATGAATTTATACTCAATTGATACGAATATACATCAAGGTATGTTCTATACATTTGAGGTGATCCATAAGTTGACAGGAATTAGTAGGGATATAATTGAACAAATTGATTACGAGGATTTCAAAGAATTGATTAAAAACTTGGCATTCGTATATGAACCAGTTACAGAAAATAAAAAAGAATCAGTAATTGTAGATGGTGAAGAATATTTCCTATATACAGAGTTCAATAAATATACTGCTGGTGAGGTTATTTCAATTGAGACGATATTACAATCAGCAGAAGGAGATATAAAAAAGGTGATGTCTAAGTTATTATGTATCTTCTTACGTAAGAAAAAAGAAAATGGTAAGTTAGAATCATATAAGACAAGTTTTATGTCTCGTGAGGAGAGTTTTAAAAAGATTAAGATAAATGAAATTAACCACATATTCTCTTTTTTTTTAACTGGAAGGGATTCATCACACAACAATACGATGGACTCTTCCAAAAACAACGAGAAGTAAAAACTGATAACGAAAGATTTGCCAAGAAATTGGGGGATAAAAAGAAAATGGATAACCGATATATATGGTTGGATTTTGTTTATACTCTAATGGATAAGTTAAAACTAAAAGAAGATGAGGTATATAAGATGGCATATGTTCATTGTCTGAATTGGTTGGGATATTTTAAGAATAAAGAAGAATTAAAAAATAAAAACACACTATAATGAGTATAACAAGTATAGTAACACTTAATCAGTTAATAGATTGGTTTCAGAATTTTCAAGAGAACCACTATATCTTAAATGATTATGGATTTGGAGAACCATATGATATTGGAACATCACGTCAGATGAATTTCCCTTATATGTGGACGATTCTAAATGAGGATAATAACATTGCTACGGCATCAAATAATAAATCAGCCATACCTGATATATCATTCTCTATTATGTTTATGGATAAAATCAATATTCAAGAGAACTACTTGGATACAAATGGTTTTCCATCAGACAACTCACAGGAGATATTGAGTGATATGTTGCAATGTGTTCAGGATTTAATTGTTCATATTCAAAATGATTGGCAACAATATGGTGTATTGATATCACAGGACGTATCATTCTATCCAGCGGTAGATGAAACAACTGACAAAGCGACAGGTATTGTGGCAAGATTTGTATTAAGAATAAGACAAGTCAATTGTATTATACCTGAAGCCCCAACCACAATTATCATTCAACCAAATCAATCAACATACGCTACATTACTTACTTGTGAGACATTAGAAGATTGTCCTGTATTTCAGACATATGCTTATACAGGAGGAACATATAATAGTGGAACAACAGAATTAACCTTAACATCCCTTAATGGTAGTACTATTAGTGTTAGTGGAATTACAGGAGGTGGTGGAGGATCAGGAACATCTGGTACTTCAGGGGTTAATGGAACTAACGGATCAAGTGGAACTAACGGAACTAACGGAACTTCGGGAACAAGGGGGACTTCAGGTGTCTCAGGAACAAATGGAACATCAGGTATAAATGGAACTAACGGATCAAGTGGAACTAACGGAGCTGCAGGATCTAATGGTAGTAGTGGCACTTCAGGAGCTAATGGTTCTTCAGGAACATCGGGAGCCAATGGGACTAATGGATCAAGTGGGGTATCAGGCACTAATGGAACTTCGGGTGTTAATGGAACAAATGGTAGTAGTGGAACATCAGGTGTTAATGGTAGTTCGGGAACAAGTGGAGCACATGGATCGTCAGGAACTTCAGGTGTATCAGGTAGTAGTGGAACTGACGGAACAAATGGATCGTCAGGAACTTCAGGTCAAGATGGACTTTCAAATTCATTTTTTAATTATCAAGCAAAAACAAATATTCAATCAGGTAATCCTAATAGTGGACATATTCTTTGGAATAATCTTACTCAATCAGCTTCAACTAGTATTAATGTTTCTGAATTAGAAATAGGTAATGTTAATGTTGATTTATTTTTAGGTAATCTTTCAGTTGGAAGTGTTATCACTATTCAAGATCAAGCAAGTCATGTAAATTATCAAACTTGGACTATTACAAGTAAAACTGATAATTCTACATATTGGACTTATGGAGTAAGTTTGGTTACATCTACTCACTCTTTTTCAAATAATGACCCAATATTATTTATTGTAGTAACAACACCTTCAGGAACTTCAGGAGTTAACGGAACAAGTGGAACTAACGGGACTTCAGGTTTATCAGGAACTAATGGAACATCAGGTGTATCAGGTAGTAGTGGAACATCTGGTACAAATGGAACAAACGGGACATCAGGTGTATCAGGAACTTCAGGTGTTAATGGTACTAGTGGTGTAAATGGAACTTCGGGTAGTAATGGAGTTGCGGGAACATCGGGGACTAATGGAACTAGCGGAGCAAACGGAACTTCAGGAACAAGTGGAACTAGTGGTGTTAGTGGAACTTCAGGTTCAAACGGTACATCAGGTCAAGATGGAGCATCAAACGCTGTTTTATATAGATATTCAACTTCAATAACCGATACTGATCCTGGTTCAGGTAAATTACAATTTAATACAACTACATTAGCAAACATAACTTTTATGTATATTGATGATCTTGGTTTTAGTTTGGCTGATTATCAAGATTGGTTTAGATCTTGGTCTGGTAGTAGTTCAACAAATAAGGGACAATGTACTTTAATTGGAGGAACTAATCCTGATTCTTCTGATTATATTTTACAATATAATATTCTATCTGTTGAAGAAAAAACAGGTTATTTCAAGATTGGAGTATCATTTATAAATTTTGATGGTTCAATAAGTAATCTTGATTATGGTAGATTAACATTTAATAGAACAGGAGATGCTGGAACTAATGGAACTTCAGGTGTATCAGGGACAAACGGAACTTCAGGAACATCACCAGCAACTAAAACATTTTTAAATAGTACATTAGATGGTGATTTAACAATAGATGCTTCAATATATGATAGGGTTACTTGGATTGTTAATTTTACCGCTAATAGATCAATATATGTTAATAATTTAACTGATGATAGAGAAGTGTTAGTTTGGATATTCAATGATAGTCTTACCAACTCACGAAATATTACTTTTTATGCTTCACGAACAACTACAGGTCATATCAATATTGTTAATACATTTGCTCCAACAGTAGGATCAAATACTCAATATAATCAAAATAAAACTATTGGATTTCAGAATGGTATAACTTGGAGATGTTTTACAATTGGTAATAGTGTTAATCCAAGAGGATCATTAAGTTAATAAAGTAATAAAATTAATATGGGAATAAAAATAGTAAGAGATGGAGTAACCATCCACAATGACACTAAAACGTCACAATTGGAACCACAACCAGTTCAAACTGAATTGGAACAAACTTTAATTGAAAAGGATTTAAAGATAATGGATTTGGAAAAACAAATTAAGTTATTAACACGTTTATTAGATAATGACTAATCAAACATTTTTTGATCCTAAGTTAGCAAATCAATTTGGTAAGGACTATGTTAAGATCCTCGTTACCTTATTGAAGAATAATACCGTACCATCAAGACCTGGTCTTAGATCATATCCAAAGGTGGCAACGGGTAGGTTAATTAGATCAATAAATTATAAGTTACAACCAACTGCTGAAGGTATTCAGATTCAATTATTGAGTGAGGATTATCTTAAGTATGTTGATAAGGGTAGACGAGCGGGAGCTCAATACCCCCCAATCGGTCCATTACTTAGATGGGCAAGAGTTAAAGGTCTACCTGAAGGTGCAGCATATGGAGCACAGAAGAATATTCATAAGTATGGTATTAAACCAACCAATGTAATTGATAAGACAATTAGGATTATAAATTCATCAAGAGAAGCGAACAGACGTTACGAGGAGAATATGGTTAATAACATTGTGAAGATGTTGGAAAACAACTATAAAGCGGTTCAAATAAAGTTTGACAAAGGAACTTAAAAACACTTGTCTATTTGGAATATTTAATTAAAAATATTCTATGGGTTTTTCAGCACTTACAATACCACACACTTATATGGCGGCGTATTCCGCCATCCCATTAAAGGTATTTGACACTAACTATAATCAAATACAACAATATAAGTATATCATCAATGCAACATATGACACAATGTCAGTATCTGCAGCAGCACCATATACATATCAATCAAATATTTATACAGAATTAACCACATCAGGAGCACACTCATTCAGTATTGGGGATACGATCTTATTAGATGATACAATTAACTCCAATAATTTAACGGGATATTATAATATTTTATTTATACCATCATCAACTTCAATAGTAGTTGATCTATTTCCTGCAACATTACCAGTGTTATACCCATTAAGTGCATCAAGATTCTATAAATGGAAACTAACTCCCGATCCAAATGGTTATGGTAAGTTAGATATGAGTAATGTTATGAAGGATCTGGTGAGTCAGAACTTAACGGGACAGACAAACAACTATACATTAACTTATGATGGTCCTGACACTAAAAAATGTTTTGGATTGGTAATGGGTTATGAAGGTCAATATACATTTGAATTTGAGGATAATATCTTTATGTCAGGTGGGACTGTTGGATTTCAAAATTCAGCAATAACAGGTTTTACGGGTATACCATTTCAAATTGGAGATGTAATTCAGATTGCACAGAACGCAGTTGCTTGGGGATATACAGGTATTACCAATGATGGAACAGGATTTGCAAGATATAGTTCAAATCTACAACATTCATTCTCTGCAGGACAAACAATACAAGTTGCAGGTCAAACATCAATACCATATTATAATGGATATACAAGTATTAGATCAACACCTGTAGTTACTACAACAAGTTTATCTTCAAATCAGACATTCCAAAGTACATCTACAACGGCAGGTTATATCTATGGTGTTCCAAAACCATCATATAATACCACGGCAATAATTACATCATTGACTATAGACCCTGTATATGGACTTATCATTGGAACTAACTTAGCATTTGCGGGTAATTCAATTCCAATATCAGGGACAATTAGATTTAGTGGAAATCAACTACAACAATTCCCTAACATATATATAAATTATGATTTATTCTGTGTGTATAATGCACACATCAATAGAGCTGATTATACGATAAATGCGTTTGACCCATATGTTGTTCAGAATAGATCCTTTAGTGGAAATAATATTTCTACTATCTTATCAGGTAGTACCTGTTATAGAATTGAACCATCAACAATAGGGTTTTTATTATCACATCAGAATAGTGCAAACTACGCAGATGGTGTATATTATCAATTTTATAATTCAGCAGGTACATCATTAGGTAGTGTATATCTAGTAAAACCAACAGGTAGTTCAGATTTCTACTCCCCAATTGGATTAGGACAAATTAGTGGATCATCGTATGTCAATTATAGTGGTACATTTGCAACATATATTACTCAAATTGTTAGTTATACTATAAACACATACAATTCTACAGGTGTTCCAAGTCAATCAAGTAATAAGATATGTTTCAAATTGAATAATGATTGTTCAATGTATGAGATTTATCATTTAATGTGGAAGGATCAGTATGGTTCATTTATATCTTACCCTTTCATTTATGTGAGTCGTGATTATATTGAAAGTGAGAAGAAAACTTATTATCAACAAGAAGGTAATTGGGAAAACAATACATTTGATTATGAAGATTATGGAGTTGGGGAAAAGGTATTTTATGAAAGAAGTAGAGAATCTTTAACCTTAAATTCAGGGTGGTTATATGAGTTTGAGAGGTATTTAATCAATGACTTGGTACAATCACCTTCCGTGTATATTCAAACCCCTGACAATCGTTTATTTAATTGTCATTTAGATCAACCAAAAACTGAGATTTATAAGAACATAAACGAACAATTATTCTCATATACTTTTAATGTGAGAGTATCAAACAATGAATTTAGATTTTAATGGCAGCAATTAACCAATTTAAGATTATATCACAGGGTAGACAGATTGAGACATACGACAATTTTGACATATCTTTAACTTATCAGATAGATGATATTGAAGATATTTCAACAAAGAAGTCATCTTACTCTAAAACAATATTAATTCCTGGTACCCCAAATAATAATGATTTCTTTCAAAATATATTTGAAATAAATATTGATATATCTGATACTAATTTTAATCCAAAGAAATCATTACCAACACAAATTCTAATTGGGGATGAGATGGTATTCTATGGTAATTTACAACTTTTAAATATTGTTACCAATCAAAAGATGGTTGAATATGAGGTTGTTATTACTGGTTTATTCAAAAATATTATTGGAGCATTCTCAGATTACTATATTGATCAATTAAACTTTGATGAGTTTAGTCATTATCGTAATGTTAATAACATTATAAATTCATTTGATAATAAAATATTTGTTAATAGTATTCTAACTCAAGAATCACCTGGTGTTGGTTATATATATCCACTAACAGTCACAGGTAATAACTCTGTTTCAAATAGAACATTCAATGCTTTTGATTTAAACCCTGGTGTATATGCTAAAACCATTATGGATAAGATGTTCAAATGGGCAGGATATACTTATGAATCACAATTTTTTAATTCAGATTATTTTAAAGCGTTAATAATACCTACTGAGACACCAACTTATGATAGTATAAATATTGATGATAGAACTATACGTATTGGTCTTCAAGCTCAATTTGGTTTTTGGTATATGTCAAACGCATTAAATAATGGATTAGAAAGTAATTGGTGGGGATCACCAAGTGTTCCACAAGTATTATTAGATTTGTGTACTGCACTAAGTCCTATGTTGAAGAAATCTAATACTTGGTATCGTAATTCTAATAATGGGTATTGGTATGTTCCATATGATTTACAATCAGGTGTATTTAATCAAACAGTATTCCAAGATCCATCAGATGAATGGAAATATTATACAAATGGTCAACCACAAACAACTGAATATACTGCATCAGTATCAGGATTCTATCAAGTGGATGTTAAATCATCATTTCAAATGTATTACCGACATCAACAAGGATCTTCATTTAGATATAATTCAGGTACTTTATCATATAAAGCAACTATAGTTAAAGTTGCCGCTAATGGTTCACAAACAGATATCGTTTCAACAAATTTGTTATCTATTACACCACCACTTGCAAACTCAACAGGTAGAAGTGCATATGGAAATACAACTGTTCCTGGAACAGGTTATATGCCAGGTTGGTGGTTATCTGATCAGGAATATAGTATTGATATGAATGTTGGTTCAGTATGGTTAAATGTTGGTGATAAAATTAGGATAAAATATGAGTTATTATATCCTACATCAATTTCTTGGGCATCAAATACGGATCAAGTATTAGTTGCGGCAGTAATGAAACCACTAACAAATGGTGGAGCAGTTAATAAATTAGAGGTTAAACCGGCAACTAATGTAAATTATAATGTTAATGCTCTAATATATTTATCACCAATATTACCAACAATAAAGATGAGGGATTTTTTCATCAATATTGTAAAGATGTTTAATTTAGTTGTAAGTGATGATCCAAATATTCCTAATAATTTAATAATTGAACCAAGAGATCAATACTTTGAAACAAAACAATTGGTTAAGGATTGGACATTGAAATTAGATTATGATCAAGATGTCATTCAAACTCCAATGAGTGAGTTAGATGTTAAAAGTTATTATTTTACTTATGATCAAGATAATGATTTTTACAATAAATCATATGAACAACAATCAGGTAGAATTTATGGTGATATTAGAATTGATTTCTTAAATGAGTTTTCAACAACAGATAAGGAAATTAAATTAGATTTTGCTCCAACACCTGTAAGTGATAATTATATCAGTCCGTGTATTGCACCATTTTTCTGTGATATTGATACGAATAGTAATTTCAAACCATTAAAACAAAAACCTCGTATTTTATTCTCAAAGAAACTTCAATCAACAAAATTGATAAAATATAGAAATTCACCAGGTGATACTGGAACAATATCAAACGAATATGTCTATGCCGGTATGTATGATGATCCAACAGATCCTGATTATACATTGGAATGGGGTAATTCAACTACATTATATTATAACACATCATTATGTTGTCCCGATAATAACCTTGTAAATCAATTTTACTTATCTACACTAAACGATATCACTGATATTAATGCCAAACTATTAGAAGCGTATTTCCATCTTACCCCAAGTGATTTAAATCAATTTGACTTTAGAGATATAATCTTTATTGATAATGCATATTGGAGGGTCAATACAATTGTTGATTATAACCCTAATGCAATTGATAAGACCACAAAGGTTATTTTATATAAATTAAATGACATAGATATTTTCTATAATGATAATAAAAACATTCCAGGATCACAAATAGATTGTCCAACTGATATTGTAATTAAGAAAACTAAGTTTGGTTGGATATTTGTATCCCCATCAGGAAACATAATAACGGAAGATTGTTGTGATCAATGGGGTGGTTATTGGACAAATGGTTATTGTCAGGCAAAAAAACCAATTATAAATGATCCTGGTACGCCTTGGGGAGATCAAACAGGAATGATTCCAATTGGATCAAGTGGTATTGCACCTGAATTTCAAGCACAAACAGGTGGAATATATACAGAAAGACCATTCCCACTTACTAAGAATCAAAATATTATTAATTCCAATACTGTAATAGTTCAAGGTGCTGATAACTATGTAGATTCTACGGCTGAAAATGTATTTGTACTTGGAGAGGGAAACTCAGTAAATTCGGACACAAGGAATGCGTTCATTATTGGTAATAACCACGATTCAATAACAAGTGATACAATTGTTGTTGGTAATTTAGTTCTTAACTCTGATGGTTTAAGTTATTACTATCCAACAATTACTGATGCTGGTTATGAAACTGTAATGTATATTGGTAAAACTAATCTTATAGATATTATTGATGGGACATATGAGTCAGTAAGAAACTATGGTGGGGATAGTAAATTAAGACCTGTAATAGATGGAAGTGATAAACAACCACCTGTTCCAACACAAGAGCCTGAACCTACTCCTACGCCTACACCAACAATTTCTATCACTAATACACCGACACCTAGTACAACTGCGACACCGACTCCTACACCAACTATAGATAGACCAACTGCAACACCAACACCGACAATAACTATGACACCAACACCAACAAAATAAAACCATAGAACATTGTGGTAAAAGTGATAAAAACAACATATATAATAAAATATTTAATATAAAAAAGAATGTCTGATAAGATAGAATACTCACGATTATTATTAAAGAGAACAGGTCTAACAGGACAAGTTCCAACTATACCTACAGGTACTACATTGAATGAAATGATTCCTACTGATTTATTTATCGGTGAGATGTATTGTAATACTACAGATGATGCATTATGGGTTAGAACGGACAATGGTATCTATCCAATATCATTATCAGGTCTTACTGCAACAACACCAACATTAGGAGAAGTATTATATACAAGTAATTTCAGTAATGGATTTGATATTGTAATCTCTGATGGTAATACCATTGTATATTCAGGTTTAAGTTCAGGTACAAGTTCAACATTTTTAGCTTTAGATGCTTCAGGTAATACCATAACTGTAACAGGTAGTACAGGTGATGGTGGAACTTCAGGTACTTCAGGAACTAATGGATCTGCAGGAACTAATGGAACTAATGGTAGTAGTGGAACATCAGGAGCTGCAGGTGAACCAGGAGCGTCAGGATCAAGTGGAACATCAGGAGTTGGAACTAATGGATCTTCAGGAACTTCAGGTGTTGGTACATCAGGAACTTCAGGTGTTGGAACTTCAGGAACAAACGGATCAAGTGGGTTATCAGGTATAAATGGTACAAATGGTACATCAGGAACTTCAGGTGTTGGTACATCAGGAACTTCAGGTATTAGTGGGGCAACAGGTAGTTCAGGGACTAGCGGAACAGATGGGACTAGTGGAGTTAGTGGAGCAACAGGTAGTTCAGGAACAAGCGGAACTAATGGTAGTAGTGGTGTTGATGGTATATCAACAAGTTTATTCTATTATGAAGCAAAAGATAATTCACAATCAGGAAATCCTGGTGATGGACATATATTGTGGAATAATGTAACAATGACTGCATCCACACAAATTAACATTAATCATTTAACAGATACACCTATAACTGATATTGATATATTCTTGTCTTTATTACAAGTAGGACAACAGATTACAATTCAAGACAGAAATGATAGTGCTAATTTTCAAATTTGGGATATTACAGGTTCAACAACACAAATTACAGGAGCAACTAATTATTGGGAAGTTCCCGTATCATTAGTTAGTTTTGGTGGTAATCCACAATTTGCAAACAATCATCAAATATTTTTGGCAATAGTTAGTGCATCAGGTACCAATGGTACATCAGGAACTAATGGAACTTCAGGTACAAGTGGAGCTGCAGGATCTTCAGGAACTTCAGGAACAGGTGGAGGTGGTGGAAGTGGACCACTTGGTTGTACTCACTTCGCTTATCCACTTGCAACAGGTCAAACATATAGTTTATCTTTAACTAGTGTGTATCAAGAAATGACAATGTCTACTGATTTTTCAAATAGAATTTTAGCATTTCCTTTTGTACCAGGAAGAAACCTGAGTGTTAAAGGATTAAATATAGATTTCTTTAGTTTGAATGGTAATACTACTGGTAGAATGAAATA